AACAGTTTATCGATGCGGTTATGGGAGCCGAAGGGGTGGTTACCTGTAAACTGAATTCGATAGCCCGCAAAGGGGTGTCGGACGACGATTTCAGGCCCTTTGACGTGTACAGTGATCTGGAATCCGGGTATTTCGATTATTCAGGAGATTCACAGTTGGTAGTTGAATCGGTTAAAAATATGGGTGTATGAATCCGGGAATTGAGTATGATAATCTGGTAAAGCAGCTGCTTCCGCCGCATAAACGGCAGCGGGTGCGGTTGTGGCTCCTGTGGGCGTTTGTTCTGCCCCTGCGGGAAATGTTTGAAGCTTTCGGTATATGGCGGGATGACATCCGCATGCTGATGAATATAACGAACCAGGTAAAGGTGCTGGAAGGGTACCTGCAGAAGAAATACAACGCCCCGACCATCCATATAGAAACGTACGGGGATGGATTGCTTCTGATCGGTCTGGAGCGTGAAGGGATTGCCATGCAGCCCGAAATCGGGCTGGAACATGAAGATGCGGTAGCAAAAATACCGCTCGAAAATGAGCTTAGGGGACAGTTCGGGGAGGCGGATTTTATTGTGTATATCCCTGCCGGGGTGGATGCCGACCTGATCCGGACAGAGATTGAAAAATACAAACAGGCACTTACAAAGTATAAAATCATTCAGAATTAACGATATGAGAAGACATGTACAGGTAGAAGGCGTACGCCGCTGGGCCGGGGAACATATTATCGATCTGCAGGCTGAACCGTTTAAAGTGATCGATGCGTTCTTTGAAGAATTCGGAAATTGCATCCTGAAAGGCTGTGAGGTTTCCGGGACAGAAGAAGGAAAATACAATATTGCTTCCGGGCTGGTTGCCCTTTCAGGAGCGGATCCGGAGGGTAATACGACTTTTAAGGTTGCTCCGTTTGCCGGGGCGGAAGGGGTCGCCCTTCCGGCTTACTTCGTACTGAATTTTGAGGTAGTGGAGAGGGAATACGTTGATGAGAAAATGCACCCGGTATATTACGAATACGGAGTGGAAATCGTAACAGAGAAGCCGGAAAACCGGGCTTTTCTGGAAATCGGTACAGACGGAGCCCGCCGGTTCCTTGATGTTACCGGAGTGACGCATAAACTGGATAAGGACGGAGACGGTAAGGACGTTGTTGTTTCGTTCGCAGAAGCCGGAGAACGGGAAAATGTGCAGACCGGGGAAACGCTTTCTGTACTGTGGGGAAAGGTAAGAAAATGGTTTTCCGGCCTGAAAACGGTGGCATTTTCGGGAAGGACGGCGGATCTGGAAGACGATGCGGAGCATCGCCTGACAACGGACACAGAGAAAGCACGCTGGAATAATACCTACACGAAAAAAGAAACGGACGATAAAGATACAGCTGTGCAAAATGCTGTCGATAACCTGGCGGGTGATGTGTACCGGAAAGCAGAAACAGAAAGCAGGGACGCAGAAACGCTTAGGAGTGCGAAAGAATATGCCGACGGAAAAGTGACGGACTTGGGGGGAGATACGTACCGGAAATCGGAAACTTATAACCGTACAGAGGTGGATACGAAAGATTCCACTACCCTGAAAACGGCAAAAGAGTATGCAGACAATCAGGTTTCCGGACTCGGAAATCAGGTTTACCGGAAAACCGAAACCTATAACAGAGGGGAAATAGATTCGAAGGATTCCGCTACTTTAGAAGCCGCTAAAAAATATGCTGCTGACCGGATCGCTGAAATTGTGGGAAGTTCCCCGGATGCCCTCGATACGTTGTATGAAATTGCCGCCGCCCTAGGGAACGATCCAAACTTTGCAACAACGATTATGGCGCTGATTAACGGTAAAGCAGATGCTGGACACAAGCATACGAAAGCGCAAATTACGGATTTTCCGACATCGATGCCGGCATCGGATGTGTATGCGTGGGCAAAGGCTTCAACGAAACCGACTTATTCTCATGCGGAAGTAGGAGCTGCAGCTGCAAACCACAATCACGATTCTGTGTATCAGCCCAAAGGTAGCTATGCGGCAGCAAGCCACAAGCATGCAGCGACGGATGTAAACGAAGATTCTACGCACCGTTTTATGACCGATGTGGAACGTACGAAGTTAAAAGGAATAGAAGCCGGAGCTAATAAATATGTACATCCATCGACCCATTCCGCTGACATGATATCGGACTCTGCAATCAAAGTAATGATGACAGCTGCGGAACGTACGAAGTTAAACG